TTCATTACCACCAACCCACATAATTCTTATGTTTGGATTTCTACATATAAGCCAAACTACAAAGTGTATAAGTAATTCTGTTTTACCATGACGAGGAGGACTTAGTATCATTTGTTGTCCACCTTCAAGTAAAGCTTTATTAATTGATTTAATCCATTTATTATGAAAATCTGCAGTTTCAAAAGTTACACCTTGTTCTGTTAAAAAATATCTATCTCTAAAATTAACAAAGTCTTTTAGTGACTGTTTTGCATCATCAGATACTTCCCAATCTTTTGCTTGTATATCTTTTTGTAAATCTTCTCTATATGCAGCTAACATTCTAGAAACATGTGCAGTAGAACAAGATAAAGCATCTGCTACTTCTTGTTGATTAATATTTTCGTTAATTAAATCTAATGCATAACCTTCATCTTTAAACTTGTTATATAATGCACCTCTTCTTACAGTTGCAGATTTAGGTTCATTAACAGGTTTTTTAGGTGGTGTATATTCTTCACCTTTTTGTTTAGCTCTATAAATACGTTGTGATTCTCTTCTATAACATTTTTGTGAACAATATTTAGTTTTACCTGGAGGTAATGGCGATGTACATTCGTCTGCTATGCAAACTACATTATTTACCATTTAGTTTTATCAGCCCAGTATGCTGCGGACATTTTGCCCTTCTTAATATTTTTTGCATGCCTGGCTTTAAAAGATTTTCGTCTTGCCTTTCCTTTAGCAGTCTTAGGGTTCTTACCTGCACCTGATACACCTTGCTGTCCAAATCTTATAAGTTTTAAATTATGACCTTCTTGTGCTAAAACAACGTGTGATTTTTTAGGATGCTTAGGTGTACGTTTAGGTTTGTTAACACCTGATAGTCCATGTTTTTTTAGTAAAGATTTTTTTCTATTAGCATGTGACATTATTTTTTACTCTTCTTTTTAATCTTTTTTATCTTACCGTTTTTAGTTCTGGCAAACTTATGTGTTTTAGTTTCCCTTATAAGAGTACCGTAATATCTCTTACCTTTCCACATCCAACTAACTTTTGCCATTATTTACCAACAGCTTTTTGTGCTCGCTTGTGTGCTTGTGAAAATGTAGCACCTCTAAGCATAGAGTTTTTCATATACTGCATATGTTTTTTACTATGATGTTTAGAATGTTTCTTCATAGTCTCTTGTTGTCTTTTAGTCAACTTAGATAAATCAACGCCTTTAACTTTCATTTTCTTTTCCTAGTAGCTCTAGACTTTTGTACTTTCTTTAAATCTATTCTTCTACCTTCTTTATAAGCCTTAGCTGTAGCTCGAATCTCACGTGCCACAGACGCTTTAGAACGTTTTTTATTCTGTAAATACTTAGCAGGTACACCCTTCTCATATTTAACTTTTCTTTTACTTTTTCTTTTTGGCACGACTCTTACCTTTTTTCTTTATGTCATTGTCTTGAGGGTGTCCACCTCTTATAAAACTGTTTACTCTACCCATAGCCCAAGCAGCCATGCTAGCAGACTTACTACCACTAGATAGATAAGCACCTTGTCCTCTGCGGTAGACTTGTGCAAGCTGTCCATAAGTGTATTTAGATTTTGCAGCTTTCTTTTGTAGAGTTGCTTTAGTCTTTGCATTAATAGGTTTTCTTTTCGGCTTACTCTTCTTCTTTGCCACTTCTTACCTCATTCATATATTGCATATTAACATTATAGTCAATAACAAACTGTTCTATCAATTCATCAATTTTTTTGACATTAGGTGGTCTTTTAACAATTTGTGAACCACATGCGTCTGATAAGTCCATAGCCCATTGTTTTAGAACATCTCTGTTCCTAAATATATTCTGCATTACTCCACCTTTCTATTTAGTACTTAATGCCTTTTTTCTTACGCTTAGAACTATTTTTCTTTTTCTTCATTTTTCCGTACATTACGTCTCCTAATAATTTTGTTATACTCTGTACAACCTAGATTAACACACTTTTTTTCTTTAGGTGTCATCTCATATAATGCATTGCATTTCTTGCAATTTATTATTTCCTTCATCCTATAATGTTATTATGGACAAGATACAGGAAAAGGCAATCAATGAAAAAGGTAGAGCGACTGCTTTACAACTAGAGCAACTTATGGCAAGAGTTGACTTTAAATATAATAGACATCAACCTTGTTTAGTATGTAACGAAAAATACAAACATCATATTGACGGATTACCATGTGTTTCAGATACAAAAAGAAAACAGATAATTCGTACAGATAGATGGGGTAATATACTTACAAGGGGATGAGCTAGGTTTTTCCTCCTTTACCTAGCTTTATCCCTCCTCAGCCACTGCATCTAAAAGATGAAAACTTACATTTATTTCTTGAACGAGCCCAGTCGCTTTGAGGTCCTCAATAGGCACTATCATAGAGCGTGAAAAAAAATTTTTATTTTCTGCATCAACTATCTTGTATTTATCTTCAATAATCCAATCTACTATATGTGGTATGAGTTCTGTAGGATTCCAGTAAAGAACTGTATTAGTTGGATATATCCAGTAGAAGAGAAAGTCTGGAAATGTTTTAAATGCACACCCAATGGTTTTTTTATCAGAATGTACAATCTGTATCTCTAGTGCTACATTGCCTGTAGATTCAGCTAATGTGTCTGTTTTTACTTCTACATACCTTGTGCCTAGTTCGTTATTAAGAATAAAGAAGTCTGCCCCTTTCAACTGTTCTTCTTTACGAGCGTCCCTAACTATAAATTTTATCTTACCTTCATCTGTTGTTTGTGATTCATAATACTTTTTTATTAATGATTCACCTCTCTTACCGATAGTAAGCTGCTCATCGAAATCAAACATTTATCCTCCTGTAACTTGATTTAAGATATTATAATACTATAGTGAATTTAACAAATAGTTTTTTACAACTAAAAGGTTACAGGTAAGAGCTATCGGACGGCAAAAAGCTGACTGCATCTTACTACAAGATGGACTGGGATTACCACAAAGTCAGTACCCAAGGACCTTTGAAAGTACGAAATTCAAACTTTTTTTTATGCGTAGCATATATGTCCGCTATGCACGAAACGACCCCCACCAAACGCACTATAAAAAAGGAGTAATTAACTTCTTTTTTACTAGCAAGTATGCTAATATACTACATTAGGGAAGTTGATTATGTTAACTATGGTAATGCCTGTAACATACCTGTAACTTACTCTAGCAATAGAGTTTCATACCTAGTTACTAATCAGCTTCCTTAGTTTTTTTTGTAGTAACAATTACCAATAATTCAAGGATTACTTACGTATATACCATACCCGTACCCCACATTAACACTCCGTATACACGCTGACACACACGGTGAACACTACAGGCTTCCTTATATTTTCTATTGTTTAGATGTGTAGGCAAATACATCGAGTATTTGCTTATGTGTAGAGATATGTAGTACTTTGTTTAATAAATACATACCTTCTTTTAAATACCATACATAATATATATAACTGCTGTTCATCTTTTCATCTATTCATAAGAGACTTAGCTTTACATTCTTCTATCAGTTAATGGGCTACAAGTTCACATTCTTTTTTAGCATACTTAAATACCTAGTAAATTTCCTATATAACACATACATTGCTACGCAAAAGATAAGATATATACTCACTTGACAAACTATTTAAGCACGCTTCTGTATCATGTTCGTGAACTTGAATAAATGTTCAAGTGTTATAATAAAGGAGGCGTCATGCCTAAATCAAAGAAAACTACTCAATGGATAAGTAAAGATAAAACTTATGATAGAGGTGGTATAGAAGGTACTCGATACTTCGGTATAAAATTAACTGGAGAAAATAGTACTAAATCAAATGGAGCTAATTCATTCTATATAATGCAATTAGGTAAAACTCCATTCGATACAAAACCTATGCATAAAGAAAGCTTAACTGATTATAAAGCTTATATGCAATTCAAATCCATCGTAGTGGATAATCCAGAAGTGCTAAAGAAAGGTAAATTCAAATTAAATTCTAATGGAACATTACCTAAATCACTTCTCGATATATTGGGTACAGATAAAATATCTAAAGAAATAGCTGGTGTACCAACTCGTTCAGAGTGTCAAGCTATTCAAGATAGTTGGAGTAAAAACTAACTAACAATAATTAAGAGGTGGCTACTTCGGTAGTCATCTCTTTTTTTATTATGCCCGATTAAACAATGCCAATATACCATAGTCTATTCTGTCTGTCCCCCACAATCTAACCATATCTATTATTCTATCTCTATATATATATGCATAACAAACAACAAACATCACCAAAATTTTTTTCCCCTATGTGCGTCAATAGGGAACGATGTCTTGTTTACGCGTGTGTGAAATGGAGGCTGT